GTTTACCCCCCCACCTCCTTCTTCATGGAACAGACGCCTTCTTCTTCCGGACATATGTGATGTTACTTCGACTATGCGCATTACTTCCTTACGAATTACTCGCCTTCCACCATGATTTAGAACAGTGGACCGTAACGATCCACCCCTCTTTTCATACACCTCTACTAACGAACTCTACTTGACTTACAACAATTTATTATTTCTCGTCTTTCATTAACCTCTTCAATAACCACCGATTGAATTGATTTGATTGATCTGATTACCCTGATTGTTGCTTCTTCATTTAGTTTAACGACACTGAACTACCCACCTTATTATTATTCCGATGCCGCCACCTCTCTTATTGACGAAACCATTCCAGGTTTCCTAAATATGCAAGTTAACGCCCCGCATTATGATGATTAAAGAACACGACTGAATATTTAAAAGATTGATTAGCGCTGAAACCCCCCAAGCTTTTCTCTCGATCTCTTATTTAGTCACCACCGCCCATCCCTTCACTTTGGAGTCTCTAGACTTAATACAACTTGATAGCAGCCCTATCATTGTTCCAACAGTACCTCTTCGAACTTCCCACACGACGACGCGACAGGACCTCCCTTTTCAAATTGTTAGACGCCGTCTGGCCGAAACTCTTGGAAAGTAGTATTATCTTCAATGTACAATATGGACGAAACACACACAACCTCAACACAAAACATACAATCAACAACCTTCATCGACCAAGCGCCCGTTTTGCCTTCCAACACTCATATTACTGGAGACTCTTTCGCAAATGAGACTTCTACCGCTGTCGTTGATTCTCAATGGGATCTTCAATCCCTTATGGCAAAACCTATTTTTATTGCGACCTTTCCTTGGAATTCTTCTGATTCCGCAGGAACACACACTGTTATTACTCGACTGCCCCCACCATTGCTGACCACCGCTACCACTGGATACGCTGCCAATCATAATTACGTTCTTCGGACTATGTTCTTACTTTACAAGTTTGACATTATTATCCGTTGCGTTATTAATGGCACTAAATACCATTTTGGACGAGAGTCCATATGGTTTAATCCACTTGACCAACTGGCCACGGACCCCACTGTCCCTCTGACCAACACGACTATTAACCGCATTTCTGGCATGCCCCACATGCTATTGGACCCCTCTACGAACTCTACAACCGAACTGCACATACCCTACACTCATTACAGACATCTTTTACCGACGCTTTTGGACTCAACCCTTCCCTCTAAAGCTCTCGATTTTGGATCTCTTGTTTTGACCACCTGGGTACCTCTTCAATTTGCCACCTCCTCCACTAATCCTATTTATATCTCAGTTTTCTGGAGCGTTGGCAATGCGAAGATGCACATTCCCCGACCACTGAATTACGCCGTTGCACAAGGACTTGAATCCATACTCACAGCTGCCGCTGATATTGGAGGAAAAGTTATGACTGGAAACGTCGGAGGCGCCATCGCCTCTGGCCTCGATACTGCTGCTAAAGTTGGAAAAGGTTTTGCAAAGAACCGTGACCGACCCTCGACCTCTGGATCTGAATTCTCCCATCGACCTACATCAATGACATTCCCATCTTACCTCACTGGACCAACCGCCGTTACTCGACTTTCTGCTTACCCATCCACCGAAACTACTCTTTCACCCGGAATCGTTAATTCTAAAGCACCTGAAACTCATCTTATGGACATTATTACTCGATCTATGCTTCTTGATAAATTTACTATTTCC